TGGGTCATATGGTTCGTCTTCGTCATCAGAACCCATATCCCGCGATATTTCCCAGAACTCTTTCGAACCCAGTTTGAAATCAGGTCGCGATTCAGCCTTATACCAGAAGATTTGGTCTTGTAGTTTATTCGACTTCGCATTGTTATTGATCACCAAGCATTCATAATTTTCTGTAGTCTGATCCATGACTGAACTAAACGATTCTAATGTAGGAAACATACTCGCATAGTTCTCCCAAATACGTTTTCGATTGGTCAAGTAAGGTTCTCGCAAAATAAAAACATAATCTATGTTCGTTCTCAGTGTGGGAGGAATGCCTAACGGATATTGCATTGTGATGATTAACATGACCTTCCAGTGCCTCCCATTCATGAAGAGTAAACGCATAAGTTTGTCTCGTGACCAGCTATTATCATACAAGCAGTCGTCTAATATAACAAATGTTCGCGGATCGATACTCGAACGTTTATATTCGTCTATTTCCTTTTTGACTTGTTTCAAAACCGCACGTTGTCTACGTAGAATATTTTCGATTAATACCGAACTATATTCATCGTGAATAAAGAGTTTAGGAACATGTTGACTATAAAATCCGTTTCCCGCTTCTGTGCCCGATATGACGGTTCCAATAGGAATATCTTGATGGAAGTATAGCAAATCGCGCACCAAAAACGTTTTACCGGTATCTCTTCTACCGATTAACACGATAACCGGTCCTTTATTTTCATCCGCACGGAAAGTAATATTGCGCATATCGAATTTCTTTAATTGTAATGTCATATAGTAGAAAGTATAAAGAAGATGGCTAAATAAAAACCAGATGTAGAACGTTCGTTTAGCAAGATAAAAAACAATGTTTAGAGATTCCATAAAGAAAATGTCCCCCATTCCTCTAGGATACAGAAAGGCGCAACTTCCGAATTTACAAAACGACAGCAATGTAGAAAAGCTACAATCCTATAATCCGATTTATCCTCTCTTTTTCGAAATGGATGAGACAAACTATAATAAGGTGTGCTTTGAACATGCTAAATATATGGTGGATTACAATCATATTATGAAAAAAGACAATCCCAAAAAACAAATAGAATGTCCGATGTATATCAAATACGCACCGTTAATCGACCCCATTCATTATTTAATCGGTAAATACAAGAATGAAAACAACAAGTGGTTACAATTACCCCAACTCCATTCTACTACAGATGACTGTATGAAAAAAGTATTGGATTACAATAATACCTCTTATATTGATACCTTTTTCAATTATTTATCCAGTAGAACATTGAACGATTATCATTTCTATCATGGTATTGATTTTTACGGTTCTTTTTTAGCGGTCCAAAAGCGGTTTTTATTTAACGCCTACGAAGATATGGATTATTTGCGGGAATCGGATTATTTCTTGGAGAAACACGGTGAGATATATGAAGTAGATGATTACCAAGAAGGTTCCCCCACCGATGACTGGCCATGTGTTCCTGAAAGTAACCATAAATCGGATACGCATCGCCCTAAATTGTTGTTTATGGAAAAAGAACGTTCTTCCGAATTAGAATTTACCGATTTTATTGAGGACGTGAATACTACCGATACTAATCATGATACTGATGATACTGACCAAATCGAAGAAGAAACTGTAGAAGATATGGAGATTGTCTATGAGAATCATTCCGATAACAAAGACGAATATGACTCGGATGGTAGTTCTGTCAATTATAGCACGGAGGAAGAGGAGGACGAAACGGACGATACTCAAGAAGAGGAACCAAGCGACGAAGAGAGCGAGGATGGTCAATCGATTTCTTCTACTGAAAGTGAGACAGATGGTAGCGGCACTAGCATGAGTGAAGCATCGAATGAATTCCTACCGCTGTATATCTACAATTTCCCTATCCAGATGATTGCTATAGAAAAATGCGAAGGCACGTTGGATGAGTTATTGGACAAAAATACGATAGACGAAGATGAAATTACGAGTGCCTTAATTCAAATAATATTTACATTAATCGCCTATCAAAAAATGTTTGATTTTACTCACAACGATTTACACACGAATAATATTGTGTATAAACGAACGAATGAAAAATTTATCTATTATCAATTCGACAAGAAATGCTATAAAGTGCCTAGTTACGGTAGACTCTATAAAATAATCGATTTCGGTCGAAGTATTTACCGATTTCAAAATAAATTATTCTGTAGCGACAGTTTCGCTCCCAACGGAGATGCGAATGGGCAATACAATACAGAACCCTATTTTGATGAGAAGAAAGCCCGAATCGAACCCAATAAGAGTTTCGATTTATGTCGGTTAGGTTGTTCTATGTTCAATTTCATATTAGAAAAAGACGACTCGTCTACCTATATACCTCTATCGGAAATGACGCAGTTACAACATTTAGTCTACAGTTGGTGTCTAGATGACCATGGAGTCAATATCCTCTATAAAAAGAATGGCGACGAACGTTATCCTCATTTCAAATTGTATAAGATGATTGCGCGTTTAGTTCATAATAAACAACCGGAAACTCAATTATCTTTGCCTATTTTCTCTCAATTCGTCATTGCGAATTCCCCGAAAAAAGGGTTTCGCATGAATTTAGACGAACTTCCAACTTGTTGGGTTTCTGTAGAATCACTTTAGCCATAGAAATTCTATTCATATTAATTAAAAATACGTTAATTAATATACTTTTATAAGACTATCCATACTATTGTTTTTAGATTTGTAAATAACCAGGTGAATAATATTTTTTACTGTTTCGTATCGAAAGGGACTTTTGATTTTTTCGTTTCCGCTACTTCACGCTCGCTATAATCGATGGTATTCGCACCTACTAAATTGCCGTTTTCATCCATGGTCTGGGTAAGTTTATTGCCACTGGCTTTTGCCTTTTCAATATTATCTTGAATAGCTTTGCGTTTTGCTTCGTAAAGACGCTTTTCAAACTCCTCTTTAGCCTTTTTCTCATTCTTTAATTTTTCATGATGTAATTGATTGAGCTCTTCTTCTAAAAACTCAATACGTCCAGTTTTATAGGCATCTGGGTCCAGTGGGGTCCATACAAAGTTACGTCCTACGAAAATATCATGGTTCGGGTCTCGGTCGCGAAGTTCTTTAGCATACTTTTCGGCCTCTTCTGCTGTAGAAAAATTACCGCGATTGATGAAACCACGAACAGAAGTCTGAAATTTATTATCTCTATTGTATTCTTCGGCTAATCGCTCTTCGTTTTTATCGAGGAATTGTTTGAAATCGCCTTCGACGTCTTCTCGTTTCAATACGTTCTCTTCTTCTTTACAGAAAGTGACTAAGTCGTTCAGAATGTTCTCGGAATTAATGTTGTACTTGAATGATAGAAATTGAATGAAATCGGAAAACATAGAAATCGATTTGCTGTATTTCCATTGCTTCACGAACTTTTCAAACATAAAGATTTCTCTATTTTTAATTATTTTTTCCGGAGATACGAAGGAATAACAACCATACTGTTGACTGGAAATAACTGGATCTTCGTTTAGTAAATCTACATATCTTGGATTTAATTTTCCTTCAGGAGTCATTTTTTTCTCAAATGTGCGCGATGTCATTGAACGAATATACTTTAGGAAAATATTATTTTAAGTTCTTTTGTTCTTTTATTTATTTTTTTCCTATTTCTTTATTTTTATTTTTTTATTTTTTATTTTTCATTTTATTTTATTTTTGTATAGTATATTGAAAAATGTCTCAATCTGTTGACTTGAATGAATTTGTGAAGCGCGCTATTAAATATATCATCGAGGGTATTATGGTTGCGCTTGTAGCATTTGCTATTCCCAAGCAAAAGTTGAATGTAGAAGAGATTGTGATTATTGCTCTTATGGCCGCCATGACATTCTCTATTTTAGATGTTTTTGTTCCTAGTATGGCAAGTAGTGCTCGTGGAGGTGCTGGATTCGGTATTGGAGCTAATTTAGTAAGATTCCCTAGACCGATGTAATATAATGGTTTGGATTTAGGTTTGAAACGTCATTGTCATTCGATTTATATATAAATTATGTATGATATATAAATCATTCATCCTACATTATCTATTTTAGATATTAGATAGGTTTTATTCCTTTTATGAGCCAAGAACTAGATTGTATTTTTTCTCCGAATCCATCGCGTAGTTCAATTCCTAATTGTTGACATATTTTGGCTTCTGGGATACTATCATTATTTTGGTCACCGCCGTTACAAAAGTAGGTTGGTCTAGGAGTTACAGTTTCCAGTGTTTTACATACAGTTCTGTCTGTATCTATAGAACGAATCACATAATCCACGCATTTTAATTCTTGGATTATTTTCATCCTCTCTTCTACTGGCATGAATGCTTTCCCTTTCTTCAAAATGGCTTGTTCGTCATTATTCACAATCACCATCAATTTATCCGCTATACCTTTGGATAATTTTAGATATTCGATGTGTCCAATATGAATAGGATCAAAATAACCACTTACACACGCTATGGACATGAGTATATGATATCTATGGATTGTGTTATTTTATTTGTAACGCAACTATTATACGGTAGGATAATATTCCCAATCTAAATAATCACATACTTTTTTCCAAATCATATCCTGTTCTAATTGTTTGATACGGTCTTTCATCATGGGGATAAAGGGTAGATACTGACGTTGGTCTAGTAAAACGCATAATTGACATAAAATATAAGTATAATTGAAAAAGTTGGTCCGAGTAATGGGACAAAAAATGGCCCAAGGCTGTTGGATTTCGATGAACAATACACATAAAGTTTCGATTAATTCTTCATCCATAATGGGCGGTTTAATCCCTAAAATAGAATTGATATATTGAATATGTTCGAAATATTTATTATATCCTAAAATACTCAAAATGTTGCGCATTTCACTATAATTTAGATCGCTGATCTGTTTCCGTTCTTTTTTAATACGTTGTTTTACTGAATCAATGACTTCTTGAGGAATGTGAGTCGTTTCTTTTGCTTGAAATTGAGACAAAATCTCTTTGAAATGATTTAAGCGAATGTAAGCCGTATACGAAACTTCATTTGGAATGTCTTTATTGAGGGGCTTCTGATTATCTACAATATGAATGACGAATTTACCGCAATTTATGTTATTACAGATTAAAATACCTTCTTCTTCTAACGGAATGAGTTCGCCTTGATTACAAAGTAAACAATTCTCAGAATCCAAGACATATTCATGTAAATGGACAGTTTCATGGATTCCGAGATTCTTCCAAAACTCATGATACATGCGTTTGGAATTATTATACCGTTCACTGTTGATATTACTACTTTCTTCCGTATTACCTTTAATTTTAAAGAAATTATGGATGGTGGTTTTGTCTTTTACGTTTTCGCCTAAATTAATTTTTTGCTTTTCTTCGTAGTAATGAAAAATATACTTGGAATTTTGAAGTAAATATAATTTTTTACTGTATTGTAACTTTTTGATTTCCTCCTTTTTATCTTTTATAGTATCCAGTAAATCGTAATACGATTCGTTTTTCTTGGATTTTATTTGTTTGGATTGTTGAGACAAATCTTGGATTTCTTTTTTGAGTTTAGGGATAGTTTCGTTTTCGATGATATAATACATTTGCATCATATCGTTATGCTTTTCATCTATGGATTTCATCGATGCTTTTTTTTTGTCCATCATGGATATTTATATTATATTATCAAAACGGTACTTATTTAAATCTTTTTTTAGATACATTGAAAAATATAAAGATATTCTCATTTTTATCGTGATTTTTTATCATTTGTTTGGGCATTTTCTATCATTGTTCTGACCCATGAATATTCTATAACTAGTAGTGGATTTTTTCATGAAAATCATTTCATAAATAATTTTTTCAGTAGTCACTATGTAGTGTATACGAATAATTCCAAAAAAATAAAATGTTTAGGCATTTTATATTGAGACAAAATGGCAGGCGCACTTATGCAAATTGTAGCTTACGGAGCTCAAGACTTGTTCTTGACCGGAACCCCCGAAATTACTTACTGGAAAGTGTCATACAGAAGACACACAAACTTTGCGATGGAGAGTATTGAACAAACATTCCAAGGACAGGCTGACTTTGGAAGACGCGTCAGTGCTGTTTTATCCAGAAACGGTGACCTTGCTTACAGAACCTATTTACAAGTAACTCTTCCAGAAATTACTTCTAGCACCGAAGCTACTGGAGTTAAACACGCACGTTGGTTAGACTACATCGGTGAGCAAATGGTTTCTCAAGTAGAAGTCGAAATTGGTGGTCAGAGAATCGACCGTCAATATGGTGACTGGATGCACATCTGGAACCAACTCACCATGACATCCGAACAACAAAGAGGATACTGGAAGATGATTGGTCACACCACTCAGCTTACCTATATCACTGACCCAACATTTGCCGATATTGCTGGACCATGCGCTGGTTCTGGAGGACCAGCACAAGTATGTGCTCCCAGAAAGTCACTTCCTGAAACAACCTTGTACATTCCTCTTCAATTCTGGTTCACCAAGAACCCCGGTCTTGCCCTTCCCCTTATCGCACTTCAATACCACGAAGTTAAGATTAACTTGGATATTCGTCCTATTGGTGAATGTCTATGGGCTGTAAAATCATTAGATGGAGCTGGATCACAATCGGCCCCAGTTGCTTACCAGCAATCCCTTGTTGCTGCCTCTCTTTACATTGATTATATCTTCCTTGATACTGATGAGAGAAGAAAGATGGCACAAAATCCTCACGAATACTTGATTGAGCAACTTCAATTCACTGGTGATGAATCTGTTGGATCATCTTCCAATAAGATCAAGTTGAACTTCAATCATCCTTGTAAGGAATTGATCTGGGTTGTCCAACCAGATGCCAACGTTGACTACTGCGCATCTTTGGAAGGTGGTAACACACTATACAAGACACTTGGAGCCCAACCATTCAACTACACTGATGCGATTGATGCTCTACCCAATGCTATCCATGCGTTTGGCGCACAAGATGCTACTTCTGGTGTCAATGCTTTCATTACCAG